AGAGTGCGAAAAAGATCCTTCGATCAAGACGATCATCCTCGACATCGACTCTCCCGGAGGCACTTCCGTTGGAGTCCCGGAGCTGGCTAATCGTATCAAGAATTGCTCAAAGGAAGTCATCTCGTTTACCGAAAACGAGTGTTGCTCCGCGGCCTATTGGCTAGGATCTCAGGCTTCGTCCTTCTACGCTACGCCTTCATCCTCCGTCGGATCTATCGGAGTTTACATCGCTTTCCCGGATTACTCCGAGGCCTACAAGATGGAAGGCGTCAAGATGGACGTCATCAAGGCCGGAGCTTACAAGGGCGCTGGCATCCCCGGCACCTCGCTCGACGACTCCCAGCGCGAAATGCTCCAGAAGGAAGTTGAAGAGATCCACGTCGACTTTAAGGAAGCTGTGAAGTCTGTTCGATCCTTTGTCGAGGACAGCTCCATGGAGGGTCAGACTTTCTCCGGGAAGAAGGGCGCCGAGGCCGGGTTGGTCACCGCGCTTATCAACGGTTTCGACGAGCTGGTTCAGACTATCGACGCAAGCGTTCACGCCGCCGTTGAAGCTGACGAGGAAAACGACAAGCGTGATGCTGTCTCCGGCCTAAGTTCGGAAGAAGGTGAAGACGAGTCCAAGGCATTTGCTAAGGCCATGTCTGCCGCTAATTGCGCGCTCGCCAAACTCAAAGTCAAGGCCTCTGACGAAGAAGAAGACGAAGAGGATGAAGACGAAGAAAAGAAGTCTGAGGAAGACGAAGATGAAAAGCCCGAGTCCAAGTCCGAAGATAAGGACGACGAGGAAGATCCCAAGGAAGAAGACGAGGAAGAAAAGCCCGAGTCCGAAGACGAGGAAGACGACAAGAAGTCCGAAGAAGGCGAAGACAAGCCCGAGTCTGAGGACGAAGAAGACGACAAGAAGTCCGAAGACGAAGAAGGTGACGAAGGATCTGAACCCCAGCCGGACGACGAGGAAAAGCCCGAAGAAGGCAAGTCCAAGGAAGCCGCCGAGGATGAAGACGACTCCGGCGACAAGGCCGTGGACACCGACGAGAAGCATAACAAGTCCGGGGTGAAGAAGAACCGCTCCAAGGGAGTTGCTTGACTCCCGCGTAGAAACAACTCACCAAAGCCCAATGACCCTCGAGCAATCCCTGAAGGCACTCAAGTCCGCCTTCACCTCCAAGTCCGGCGAAGCCGAAGCGATGGCGAAGGAGATCTCCGAACTGAAGGCCAAGAACACCGAGCTTGTCTCGGCGTCCGCCTCCGCTTCCAAGGATCTCAAAGCTCTCGCTACTGCGCGCTCCGAGCGAGACGAAGCCATCTCCAAGCTCAATGAGCTTACGAAGGCGCTCGCCGCTTCCGAAGAGCTGAAGAAGCAGGCCGTCTCACAGATTGAAACGGTCGGCAAGAAGGCCGCGAGCATCGCCGCCTCTGTCGGCGTTACCCCAGTCGAGATCTCCGCGTCTGACTCCGCTACCGCTAAGTCCCCGGAAGAAATCTGGAACGAGTATTGCAACATCAGCAACCCGGCCGAAAAGCTCGCCTTCTACGGCAAGAATCGTCCGCAGATCGTCGCCCATCTGGGCATCAAATAATTTAAATTATGGCCTTACCAGACTCACTTACCGCCGCCCTTGGTGTCCTGCTTACCAATAGCTGGGCAGACATCGTAGAGGACGCTAACGCTAATGGCGGGAAAACCAACCTGTCGTTTAACGTCTCTTTGACTGAGACTTCCCCACCCGGAGGACCGATGGACTATGTTATCGATTTTAATCATCGTTATCGCACCGAGGTCTCTCAGAGTCAATCCGAACGAGTCACTGGTTCCGCCTCTTAATTTCTCCCCACCCCTCACTACCCAATAAATCACAATGGCAAACAACGTCCTCAATCAGGGCTTGGCTCCCCAGTTCGTAGCCGCGGAAACTCTCCGCACTCTCGTCCCGGTGCTGGCTCCCCTCAACAAGATCGTGACCACCGACTTCAGCTCTTATGTCGCTGAAAAGGGTCAGGTCGTCCACACCCGCTTCGCTAACAAGTTCACGGCCAGCACCTACGTGCGCGCCAACGGCTTCGTTCCGGCCGACGCTAACGCTACCGACGTCGCGATCACTCTCGACTCCCACAAGTATGTCGCCGCCGCTTTCGACGACACCGAAGTCGCCACGATCTCGCTCGACATGCTCCGTCGCGTCTTTATCGCTCCGATGGCTAACGCCACCGTCAAGTCCCTGTTTGATGGCGTCCTCGCCCAGACGACTGTCGCTAACTACTCCGGCATCGCTTACACGGGTCTGAAGGCCAACTTCAACCGCGTGGCTATCGCTGGCGCCGCTACCGCGATGACCAAGGCTAATCTTCCTCTGAACGATCGCTCGCTCCTGCTCTCGCCGGATGCCTTCGGTCAGCTCCTTCAGGACGCCTCTGTCGCTCAGTATCTCTCCATCGGCGACACCTCGGTGATCCGCGATGGTAAGGTCGGTCGCCTCCACGGCATCGACATCTACGAATACAACGGCTTCGACGCCGCCCCGGCTGGTCAGTTCCTCAATGGTATTGCCTCCTGCCGCGAAGGCCACGTCCTCGTCACGCGCGTTCCTGCCGCTCCGACCACGGGCGGTGGCGAACAGCTTACCGTTCAGGATCCCGACAGCGGTTTCGCCTTCTCCCTCCGTAGCTGGTACGATTGGACCAAGGGTCTGTCGAACATCTCTGCTTCGTGGATCACGGGCGAGTCCGTCGGCAATCCTGACGCCGCCCTCCGCGTCGTCATCACCGACCTCTAAGCCGAAAGGCCAGAGACGGAACCAGACCCCGGGCAACCGGGGTCTTTTGTTTGCGCGCCATGTTTGACCCCTCTGGCTGGCCTGTGGCGACTGTTTCCCCGGCAACCCCTAGGCCTACCCCTCTTTGACTCCCGCGTAGGGTCATGGGCATCATCCAAGACGAATGGGCTTCCGACGCCGGGGAGATCCTCGCCGAGATCCCCAAGGCGGTAACCGTCCAGCGCGGTAACGGCGCGCCTGTCGCTTTCAATGTCTTGATGGGCGAACCTATGGTTCAGCAGGATCTCGAAACGGGTGGCTTCCTTGACGTGGCTTCTTTCGACGTCAAGTTTCTCAAGGCTGACTGCGTAGCTCGCCCCGGGGTGGTCATCTACGGAAACCTCGTCACCTTTAATTCCAAGCAGTACCGCATCGTCGCCATCAACGACCGTCCTCCCTCCGCTTGGATTATCGCCCGAGTTCAGACTAAGGTTGGGCCAGCAAGCTAATGGCTATCAGGGTTTCGAGGCACGTCCAAGTTGACCCCTCTAACTTGGTGGCGCACTTGCATGACTTTGCTAAGGTGCTAGGGAAGGATCTTGGGGAGGTCGTCCGGGATCAGGCCGGGTTGTTCTGTATGGATTTAGCCAAATACACCGGGCCGTTCACCGGGGCGGGTAAAGGTTTAGACTCCGGCGCCAAGAAGAAAGGCGAAGACAATGTCCGCAAGGCGGTCTTTAAGATCTTCCAGCCCGTAGAAAAAGCATCCAAAGAACAGGTGTCGGCCATCAATCGTTTTGACGTTTTTAAGCTATGGACAAAATCACACGGGGAGCAGTCAGAGGGAAAATCCAAGATGAAACAATGGGAGTCCTTCAAGCAGAAATACCCAGCCACCAAGTCGGTCACATTTATCGAGGCCGGGGACGCCACAGCGATGTCCCGGCTTCATCAAAAGCATCGAACCTTTGGCGGGAAGGGCGGACTCCAGCCATACGCGAAGAAGGCGAAGTCAGCCTTTGCAATCGTTCCGAAGGAAAAGGACATCGAGCGTTACATGCGCCTGAAGCAAAAAGACATCGGCTCGCTGAAGTCTGGCTACTGGTTTGCCTCTCAGAAGATCCGGGCCAAGGACGTCAAGGCGCCAGCTTGGATTAAACACTCTGACGGTCAAAAGTATGCTATTGGGATCGACCAAATCCAACAGCTAATGAAGCCCGAGGTGACCGTCGGGAACAGCGTAGGTTTCCGGGCGATGCCTTCTGGCTTGCTAAAAGC